GATATTAGCTTATGGTATAAAGAAATGGATAATTTTGGTCTAACAAAAGAAGAGCAGAAAACTATTGAACCTTACTTTAAACAATCATATGGAGTTCCACCAAGCCAGGAGCAGTTAATGAGAATGCTAATGGATAAAGATATTTGCGGTTTTTCTCTTGGTGAAGCAAATGCGGCTCGTAAAATTGTTGGTAAGAAGCAGATGTCAAAAATTCCAGAATTGAAAGCAAAAGTTTTATCTAAGGCGACTTCCAAAAAATTGGGAGAATATATCTGGAAATATGGCGCAGGTCCGCAGATGGGTTATTCATTCAGTGTAATCCATGCATTAGCTTATTCTTTCATCGGTGTTCAGACATTATTTATCGCAACTAACTGGGATCCTATTTATTGGAACACAGCTTGTTTGATTGTAAATAGTGGCGCAACTGATCCAGAAAACGCAGGACAAACTGATTATGGTAAAATCGCAAAAGCTATGGGTGAAATTATTAATGCTGGTATTAATCTTAGTTTAGTAAATATTAATCATTCAGATTTTGGATTTAAGCCAGATGCAGAAAATCATAGGATTCTTTATGGCATGAAAGCTATGTTGAATGTTGGTGATGATATAATTGAAGCGACAATTAAGAATAGACCTTACGTTTCTCCTAGAGACTTTTTAAATAAAGTTCATCCCGGAAAGCAAGCAATGATTTCGCTTATTAAAGGTGGAGCTTTTGATGATATGATGGATCGTCGTCAGTGTATGGGATGGTACATCTGGGAAACATGTGATAAGAAAAAGAGACTTACATTGCAGAATCTTCCTGGTTTGATTCGACATAATCTTCTTCCAGAAGATACAGATGAAAGAGTTATGGCAAGAAGAATCTATGAATTTAATAGATACTTAAAAGCAATGTGTAGACCAAATAAAGCTATGACATATTATACACTTGATGATAGAGCCTTTAATTTCTTATCTGAAATAGAAATGAATGACTTAATTACATGTGATGGATTAGGATATTATCTTGATGTAAAAGCATGGGATAAATATTATCAGAGTTGGATGGATGTCTTTAGAGTTTGGATTGCCGCAGATAAAGAGGCCATTTTAGATGAACTTAATTCTAAAATCTTTATGGACGATTGGCAAAAATATGCCAAAGGAACAATATCTGCATGGGAAATGGAAGCATTATGTTTTTATTATCACGAACACGAATTAGCACATGTAAATAATACTTTATATGGTTTTAGTGATTTCTTTAAACTTCCAGAAAATCCAGTAGTTGAAAGAACTTTCATTAAAGGCGGAAAGACAATCAACATCTTTAAATTGAATAAGATTTGCGGTACATGTATTGCCAAGAATAAAGCAAAGAGTACAGTTACTCTATTAACCACTTCTGGAGTTGTAAATGTTAAGTTTAGAAAAGAATATTTTGCTTTATTTGATAAACAAATTTCAGTTAAAGGTGATGATGGAGTAAAGCATGTGGTTGAAAAATCTTGGTTTAATAGAGGTAATATGATTGTAGTAATGGGTATTCGTTCTGGAGATGATTTCATTTCTAAAAAGTATGCATCTTCTGGTGGTCATCAGTTATATAAAATTGATGAAATATATGAAGATGGAAGAATTCTATTAAGAGATCATAGATATCAGGGTGATTTGGAAGAGGAGTAATCCTCTTCCAAAAGGAGGTATAATGTATAAGATTATTGCAATAATTGGAAAAGCGGGGTCCGGTAAAGATACAATTTTGCAAAAAGTATTAGAGAAAGATTGTACTTTACATGAGATTGTTAGCTGTACTACAAGACCACCAAGAGAAGGTGAGATAGATGGTGTTAATTATTTCTTTTTAGATCCAGAAACTTTTGGAGATAAAGTTCTAAAAGGAGAAATGTTAGAAGCGACATGCTTTAATGATTGGTTCTATGGAACAGGTTTTGAATCATTAAGATCCGATATTTGGAATATTGGAGTCTTTAATCCAGCTGGAATAGAGTCTTTACTACATAATAAAAATGTTGATGTACATGTATTTTATGTACAAGCTTCAGATAAGACAAGAATTTTGCGCCAGCTCAATAGAGAATCTGATCCAGATGTTAACGAAATAATCAGACGTTTTAGAGCTGATATGCTTGATTTTGATGGAGAGGAATTAGATTTTAATTATAAGGATATTATAAATGAAACTGAATCTGATTTAAATTCTGGAGTTGAAAAAATTCTTAAACTTGTCCAAGAAGACGCATAAAGGGCAAAATGAGATAATAAAATAATAACAAACTCTAAATTTAGTGTAGGCCCCTATGGACTATAACTAGATTTAGACGGAGGGATTAAATGTTAAATATCATAAAAAGAGATGGTACTTCAGTACCTTTTGATAAACAAAAAATTATTAATGCAGTAAATAGTGCCATGATAGAAGTTGATGGAACTTTATATGAGACTGATACTGCTGAAGATATTGCGGAAGATATTCAAATTGCTCTGCAAGATATGAGTAAAATAAAAAAAGATTTAGCTGCTGTAGATGTTGAAAAAATTCAAGATATGGTTGAAGATTTCTTAATGCGCTCTGAACGTAGAGATGTAGCAAAAGCTTATATTCGTTATCGTTATAAGAGAGAAGCTGCAAGAAATCATAACGATGAATTTATTAAAGCTATTAGTGAAAAATTAACCGCAAGTAATGTTCAGAATCAAAATGCTAATGTTGATGAACATTCTTTTGGAGGTCGTATGGGTGAAGCTAATAGTGTAATGACAAAAGACTATGCGCTAAATTTCATTGTTTCTAAAAAAGCAAGGGAGAATCACTTAAATAATGAAATCTATATACATGATCTTGATAGTTACGCTGTCGGCATGCATAATTGCCTCTCTATTCCTTTTGATGATCTGTTGGCGAACGGATTTAATACGAGACAAACAGATGTGCGTCCCGCTAATAGCGTTAACACTGCTTTCCAGCTTGTGGCTGTTATTTTCCAGTTGCAGTCTTTACAGCAATTTGGTGGGGTTAGTGCTACTCATCTTGACTGGACTATGGTACCTTACGTAAGAAAAAGCTTTAGAAAGCATTATTTAGATGGAGTAGAATGGATAGCTGATATTTGTTTACACCAAGATATACCGGATGATACATCTATTGTAGATGATAATATTTATTGTTTAGATAGTGCATCTTATAAATATGCTATGAGTAAAACTGAAAAAGAAATTTATCAAGCTGTTGAAGGTATGTACCATAATTTAAATACTCTTCAATCACGTTCTGGCAATCAGCTTCCATTTACATCAATTAATTATGGTACTTGCTCTATTCCAGAAGGAAGAATGATCACTAAGGCTTTACTAGAAGTATCTATTGAGGGTATTGGTAAACTTCATAAAACTTCAATTTTTCCATGTGGAATTTTTCAGTGTATGAAAGGTGTTAATAGACAACCAGGAGATCCAAATTATGACCTATTCCAATTAGCTTTAAAATCAACTGCGCAAAGACTTTATCCAAATTATGCGAATGTTGATTGGAGTGGTAATGAAGGATATGATATAAATGACCCATGTACTTATTTCTCAACAATGGGATGCAGAACAGCCAATGGTTGGGATGTTAATGGTCTGGGTCAGAAAAAAGATGGACGTGGAAATATTTGTCCTGTAACAATTATTATGCCTACATTAGCGATGGAAGCAAAGGAACATATAGACCATGATTACATGTATCCAGGATCTATTAAATATGTTGATGAATTTTTATTACTTCTTGATAAAAAAATACATGAAGCAAAAGATATGTTGATTGAAAGATTTGATTGGATTTGTTCTCAATCTGCGGATTCTGCTAAATTTATGTATGAGAATGGAGTAATGGCAGGATATGTTCCAGAAGAAGGAATTAGATCAGCCCTTAAGCATGGTACTTTAGCTATTGGGCAAATTGGGTTAGCTGAAACTCTCCAGATTCTTATTGGTAAAGATCATACTACAAAAGAAGGCATGGAGTTAGCTAAACAGATTGAACAATTATTTAAAACTAGATGTGCTGAATTTAAAGAAGAATATAAATTAAACTTTGGAGTTTATTATACTCCGGCTGAGAATTTATGTTATACTTCTTTAAAGAAATTCAAAGATAAATATGGAGAAATTCCTAATGTATCAGATAAAGAATTTTTCACAAACTCAATTCATGTTCCGGTATGGAAAAAAATGAGTCCTTTTGATAAAATTGATATTGAATCACAGCTTACTGGTTATAGTTCTGCGGGATGTATTACTTATATAGAGCTTGATTGTGGAATTAAAAATAATCTTGAAGGATTAGAACAAGTAGTTAATTATGCTATGGATCATGATATTCCATACTTTGCGGTCAATGTGCCTAATGATACTTGCCTTGATTGTGGATACTGCGATGAATTTAATGATACTTGCCCAGTTTGCGGAAGTCATCATATTCAGCAATTACGTCGTGTAACCGGTTATTTAACTGGTAATTATACAACAGCTTTTAACTTAGGTAAGCAAGACGAAGTGCATCATAGGGTTAAGCATGGAGGTTACTTAGAATGAATTATGCAGGCATTATAAAAAATGATTTTGCTGCTGCTCCTGGAGTTTCTGTTTCATTCTTTACTCAAGGTTGTCCTCATAGATGTCCGGGGTGTCATAACCCCGAGACATGGGACTTTGATGGTGGAAAAGAATTTACTCCAGAAACAATTCAAGAGATTGTTAATGCTTTAACGGCAAATGGAATAAAACGAAATTTATGTATTATGGGAGGAGAGCCTCTCTGTCCAGAAAATCAATTACTGACTTTACTTGTAGTTAATTCTATCAAAGAAAAATTACCAAATGTGAAGATCTACCTATGGACAGGATACACTTTGGAAAATTTAAAAGAAAGTAATTTTCCAAAAGTAAAAAGTATTTTAGATAATATTGATGCTCTAATTGATGGTCCTTATATTGAATCTTTAAGAGATACGACTTTATTTTTAAGAGGTTCTAGTAATCAGAACATTTATTATGCACCTTTTGACTTTTAACATATTTTTTGATATAATATATTTAAAATAAGAAAGGAGTATAGTAGATGGTTACTTTTCAAACTAGAAAAGAGTTAGATAATCCTCTTTTATATTTTGAGCCTGGCGAAATCGCTTGGGTCGAAGATGAAAAAGAATTTTATGTGTGGAATAAAGGCTGGAAAGCAATGAATATTAAATCTGATGGTTTAGAATTAAATCTATACGATATGAATAAACAAATCATTTCTCAGCTACCAACATATAATCAAGAACAAATTAAAGATATGATAGATTCTATCAACAAGATGGCAGAATCTTCAGATAATAAATATTTTATGCTTTATGGAAAAGAAATTGGTTATTTTACATTATTTTCAAAAACTGGTGATAATCTTGAATATGATAATTTAGGATTAGCAGTAATTGATTGTTTACAAAATGTAGGAGAATTAGTCTCATTGTCTAAAAATCAAGTTGATAATGCACTTGAAATTTGGGTAAAGCAAAAAGAAAATGTAACTTGTTTATATTTGTTTGAGTATGATAAAGGAGTTGTTACTTTCCGTGGATAATAAACTTGTATGTACAGTAGATTATTTTGCGATAGATCAAACTATTTTTATTGTACAAGATGATAAAGTTATAAAAACAGCTAAATCTCCATTGTGGGAATTAGTAGATAATTTAAATGATTTGAGTTATACATTAAAAATTCCTCATATTGTACTTGAAGGAGATAAAAAATATTTAAGCGATATAGCAAAAAATCTTTATGAAACAACACAATTTTTAAATAATGAATTAATAGTAGAGGTAATTTAATTATGGACAAATATTTAATTAACAGCGTAAATACTTATAGAGTTCCAACAGTAGAAGATGCTTTGGCGTTAAGAAAAGAACTTGAGCAGATTGATTGCGGCGAGCTTACTAGCTTTAGCTATACAACAAAATATATTAAAGCTAAAGGCGAAATTATTGAAGAATATCAGGTAGTTAAAGCAAAAATTACTTTTAATGAAGAGAAAGATCCAGAGGAACATGTTGATGTTCAGTATGGAAGTGGGTTTTAATTATGGCAAGATTTGAAGTAGTTAGTAAATATGCGGACGCTGATATGGACATCCAGCGTCCAGTAAGAAAAACAAAAGAAGCCGCAGGTTATGATTTTACAGTAGCTGAAGATACAGTTATTTTACCATATAAAAATTTATATGATACTTTAAGACTTGCAGATAGACTTCCTATTTATGAAGAAAAAAATAAAACTATTGATGAAGTTGCAGCATTAACCAAGAAATATAATGCAAAGCCGACTTTAGTTCCAACAGGAGTTAAATGCAAGCTTGAACCAGACACTTATCTTGAACTTAGTGTGCGCAGTTCTTCTCCTTTAAAATATTGGCTTATTTTAGCTAATGGAGTTGGCATTATTGATGGTGATTATTATAACAATAAAGATAATGAAGGAGAAATTTTCTTTCAGTTGATTAACCTTTCCCCTTATCCTATTTTATTGAAGAAAGGTGACGCGATTGGTCAAGGCATTATTAAGCCCTATTTGAAAACAGAAGATGATGTTGAAGGTGGGCTTAGAACAGGTGGATTTGGATCCACTTCATATGCAGACCAGGATGTGTTACAGCCAGCTACATGAGATTGTTAGCTTTAGATCAAGCAAGTAAAGTTTCTGGATATGCGGTTTTTATTGATGGAAAATTAGAGACTTTTGGAAAATTAAGTTTTAATAATGAAAGTCTTGGGGAAAGATTATTTAGAATACGCGAAGCTGTTGCTAAATTAATCGCTGACTATGGTATTGAAGAAGTTATTTTTGAAGATATTCAACTTCAATCTAATGTTGGCAATAATGTTCAGACTTTTAAAGCTTTAGCAGAGGTTTATGGAGTTATTTATGAATTGGTGACTGAATTAGATTTACCTAATACATCTGTATTAGCTAGTTCTTGGAAATCCGCACTTGGAATAAAAGGAAGGACTCGCCAAGAGCAAAAGCGAAATGCGCAAGCTTATGTTACTAATATATATGGAATAAAAGCAACGCAAGATGAGTCAGATGCAATTTGCATTGGTTCTTATTTTCTAAATAAACAAGATAAAGTAGATACTTTAATAAAAGAATCTTCAAAAGGATTTGATTGGTCAGATTAATTTAAAATTCGCTTTCTACTTTTTATATTCTATGAGGACATAAAAAGACTAGGAGGCGAATTTCTTTATTTATGTTAGAATTTATTGTGAAATACTGGATTGAGTTTTTGTTTGGGCTTATTGTTACTGGTGGAGGAATCTTCTTAAAACGATATGCAGAATTAGTAAAAAAAGAACAAAAAGCTCAGCAAGATGAATTCTATAGTAAACTGAAATCTGAAATATCAGATAGCTATCAACAGTCTCAATATGACGATAAGGTTCTCCAGGGGGAAATTGATGAATTAAAAGAAGAATTAAGCTGTTTAAAAAAAGGCATTTTATCACTTCAAGGACGTCAATTTAAACAAGCGTGTATCATGTTACTTAATGAAAATCATGACATATCATTGGAAGAATACCAAGAAATTGATAATGATCATGATGCTTACAATGGGCTAGGTGGTAATCACAATGGAGATCGTTTATTTAATTTAGTCAAAAAGAAGGCTGAAAGGACTTTAACAGTTACTACAGATGAAACTGATGAATAAACAAAAAAAATGGGAAGAACTATAAAAGTTCTTCCCTTATTTTTTTATGCTAATTTAGAAGCAAGTACAGCTATTTTCTTTTGTAGCATTTGTTTTTCTTCTGGAGATGCGGTAGATGCCATTTCCATTATATCTTTTTGAAGTTCATTAATATAACCTTCAAGATGTTGCATTGAAAGAATTGGATCATTACTCATTTTCTTAACTTTTTTATACTCGTGAAAATGTTTTTCAATAGGTCTTTCTTCTTTCATTATATGTGGCTGATAATCATCATGATATGCCATAATTTCTTCCGGCTCTGATTTTTCCATTGCTTTTACAATGCTACAGTAATACATTGTTTCGGCAATATCCTTAATCATATCTACAACTTCACCTAATTCTTTAGTATCTGCACTCTGTGGATTTTCTAATTCCATTTCGACTTGTTCCATAAGCATTTTTTTCATTCTTTTAAGATCTTTCATTTACGCCACCCTTTCAACAATCAAATTAGCGTTTTGAACTAAAATAGATTGTGTTGAAGTATTTTTAATACTAACTTGAGAGCAGCATCCTTTTGGAACATCAATAAAAATTGCGCCAGATACTGAATTATAATCATCAACGGCTCCAGGAGTAGAAATCATCATTGAAGAAGCAATAGGCTCTCCATCAATAGTAATTGCTACTGAAATTGAATCAACTGTGCCGCCTGTTGGAACTGCTACATTACATCCAAAAGTGACTCTGTAACGAGCTCTGCATTGTTGCGTTAGACCGCGTAAATTAACAAGCCCGCTTCCACTTCTGTGAAGAATACTGCAGTTGCCTTCAACCGCAGTATTCGTAAATAATATATCTTGATTAGCTGCTACTGTTTGAGCTGTTGTCGCAGTAATTTCCATAAATACAAATCTCCTTTACTTATTTACTTAACAACTACATCCATTAGAATAAGCTGCATATGGACTACATGTCAAATATGCAGGAACCGGACATGGACGAAGTTCATTTACTAAGTAAGCGTTCTGAGCGCATTGAGATAACTGGAAGTTAGCTGACTGTAGCTCATTGTTCTTAGCTTCTAATCTATCACGTAACTCTTGCATTGTATTAGCATTGATTAAAGCTCTTGTTTGCTCAGCTTCTTCTCTAATAGCTTGAGTTATTTCACAAGTATTTCGAGAATTATCATATCTAACTGCATCTATATTGCGGTTTGTATCACAGCAACAAGACTGCATTGCATAACGATTATCAGCTAAGTTAGCGTTTACTGTATTAAATCCTTGTGCGACAGAACTAAATCCTGTACACAAATCACGTTGCACATTACCAAAATTGGTTAATAGAGTTGTGTTGTTAGTATAGAATCCATCACAAAGTCCTTGCTGAATTCCTCTAACACCATTTTCTACATTCTGGAAGTTTAAGTCTTGACTTAAATCTGCTCTAGTTAAGGCGCCCTGAGTTGCAGCTGAATTAGCTCCATTACCCCAGTTGCCTCCCCAACCTCCGCCCATAAAGACGAATAAGAATAGGATTATAATCCACCAAGCTCCCATGCCATCTGTCCAGCCAGCTTCTCCACGATTTCCAGAAGCAGCTGCAATGTCTGATAATGAATATCCTGAACCCTGATTAAACATATTGGTTCCTCCTTTTAAATTACCTGAGACCAAGCATTTGTTTAAAATTACTAAATTCTTGGTCAAAATCTACACCTCTTTGTTGGCATAAATTTCTAGCTAATTGTTCAATACCTTTTGTATCATTAGCTTGCGCCATGCTTAAGAGGTTGTTACCCATAGGAGTTCCCTGCATTTGGCTTAAAAGATTCATCATTAATTGTTGTGGATTTCCGCCATTTCTAATTAATTGAATAAACTGCATAGGATTAATATTCATTATATTACCTCCTTAAAAGTTTAAATTTAATGGCTCTTTTGATTTTTCTTGTTCAGCTTTTTGCGGTTGCGGCTCGCTCATCGGGGTCGTCGATGCCGTAGAAGGTTGACTTAAAAAACTTTTTAATTGAGTCATAGCTATCTCAAATTCTTCTCGTGTTACATAAGCAGAACTATTCAACGGTGGTTCAACAGGCATTTCTTTTAATTCGTACATGTTTAGTGTGGCTGTGCCATCCATATTTATCTGCTTTGTGTAAATTTTTTTATTTGCCAAATCTGGAAAATAAAAAATCGAACCATCAAAATCTATTGTAGCAGCTCTCGCTTCTTCAATAGATGATACAGGTCTACCTTTTACAGTCGCCATCATCTGAGGACGTATCATCGAAGAAGGACTCTGCATCTGATTTTGATAGTATTGAGTTTGAGGTTGCATTTGGTTATAATAGCTATTATTTGTAGGATACATAAAAAGTATACTTCCTTTCTGTAAGAAAATTTTTCTCTCTTTCTTACATTATATATTGATTTTTGAATGGGCAAAATTTTAAAACAAAACCCTAAAATGTTGCATAAACTTTTCTCAAAAAATTTTAAATATCTTTATAAAATTTATACAAAAGTATCAAATCGATCGGTTTAACGCGTTATATATTTTGTACACTTTGAACAAAAATATATTATAGATTTTTGTTAAAAATAAACAAAAAAAAAAGGAACCTCAATTAAGAGGTTCCCTTATTAACTTTTTGTTCATTTACTGTTGCTTCAATCATATTAGTAATATATATATCTAAATCTCCATAGGCTTCTTTAAGATAATTTTTAGCATCATCATTTAAAATACTTAATACTTTAGATAAGGTCTCTTGAAAAGCCGCTTCTTGAGCTTCTTTATCAAATGAGCCTTGTTGTTTTAAGCTATCTACATATGTTTGGTTTGTTGCAATTACGCAAGTCGTAATTGTATTGGTTAACATATCTGTATATTTTTTAGCTAATGCAGAATCAGATTCTGTATTAAAAGCTTCATTTTTAGCTTGAATGTATTTAACTAGATAAGTAGTTAAAACTCCAAGAAGAGGAATAATACATACCTCAAAAATTTTAGTTAATAATTCTAACCAATCCATTTTTTACTCCTTAATCCATAGAATAATAATTTTTAGGTGTATCAACTATTCCAACTCGAGAAGAATTTTTATCATTAATAAAAATTCCGTCTTGAGAAACAATTAAAGATAATACTTCAGCTTGACATTCTGGCTTAATAAAATAATATAAATATAATCCTAATAAATCTGAAGATGGAATAGTTCTTCCCTCTAATTTAAAATATTTATATCCCATCTTATTATATTCTTGCATTTCAGCTCTTGTTAAATTATTTCCTTTACCAAGAACGGAGGGGTGAGTAATATTCTCTTTAATTTTACATACACCTAAAACATTATAAGTATCTCGTAAATATGTAAGCTGAGCGATTCCAGTTTTTGCATAATGAGTTTTTCTAAAAGAGCAATTTGAACCGCAAATAGCATTACTTAAAAATTCGCATTTTCCACGCTTCTCTTTTGGAATTGCTTCCAATAATTCCTTATTTTTATTTAAATCATAATCTAAACATACTTGATAATAATCTTTATCTAATTCTGCTAAGAAATCAGTAGGATTCGTTAAACGTTTAGTTGTTGAACTAATAATTTTATATCCAGGATAATTTTCTCTAATATATTGTTCCATAAGAGGAGAATTTACTACAACTTCATTACGGCCATTATCACAAACTTCTAACATTAAATTACCAAATCTGTCATCAAGATGCTCTTCTGTAATAACTGGATTAGTAAAAATTAATCTTAAAGCTACATTTCTATCTTTATAATCATTAACAACTTCTTCCATATATTCTCTAGTGCAATGCTCATAACGAATAAAATTTCGTCCTCCATCCCAAATACAATAATGAAAATTACCAAAACAAGAACTAAAAGCTACATCATCATAAAAAAAATCTCTATGCTGTTCATATAAATTTAAAAAATATAAGTTCAAAGGTAAATGATCACTCGGTCCAGGTATATTAAAATATAACATATTATTTATCCTCCTTAATTGCGTTTAAAACATCTTCATAAAATTTATAATATTCTATTTCAACATCTCTATTTTGTTCAAGTCTTTCTTGCGCCAATCCATTATGATTTGTGCTAAAACTATTTCCAGGAATTCTATCTTTCATTGCGGTTCCAAATAAAATATAGTCAGCATTATTTTTAACATAATTTATTTCAGCTATTGCCGTATCTACATCTTTTAGAGTTTGACAATTCGGGCAACTAGAAAAAACACTTTGCTCTGAAAAATTTAATGTATTATTATTTTCAAGTTTTATACATCTTTTTAAATTTTTGCACTTATGGCATATTGCCATAGGAGAAAGTAAATAACATTTAAAGATATTTTTATTTTTTAATCCATAACAAGGATTTACATCTGTAGTAATAATACCTTTAATATTATTTGGATATTGGCTAATTAAAGAATTGATATCTTGAACAGAATGAAACATTGTATAATTTTGATGTAATACGATTTTAATTTTTGGATAAGTTTGTACTAAGTATTCAATATATTCTGGAACACTGACTTCCCAATAAAAACGCGAATCTGTTGAAAATTTTTCTAAAATAACTTTTGCCATACAATTTTTGTAATCTGCCGGAACAATATTCATATTACCATAATCTAATAAAATCATATCATCAATAATTTTATAAGCTTCCGCTCCGGCAATAAAATCTGGGTATAAAGAAATTTTTTCTCCTCTAATATTATTTAAGCTACCATTAAAATAAGAAAAAGAATATGTTCCTTGAACTCCAGCAAACTCATGAACTTGAATAAACTCATTAATTAATGCCATATTATATACATAGCTATCAAAAAAATTTGGTATAATATATTTCATAATAATCTCCTTCTTTTATATTATGAATATATTATACCAAAAAAAAGTTATTTCGTCAAGTTAAGTGCTTAATCAGCAAAATTTAAAGCTTCATCACCTTTGGTTAAAAGACCGCTATTAAAATCACCTTGAGCAAAATCTTGTAAATTTTCATCATGAAGTCCTCTTTCAAGGGTATGATCTATAATTCTATTAATACAAACAAATAATTTATCTTGTTGATATAAAGACAATTCTGAACAATCAGTTAATCCGCAATAAAGTAAAACTGCGATTATCTCAGTATTAAAAATCCTATCTTCAGAAGATACAAAAAAATCATTTAAAATTTTTACAGCTTTTTCTGTTGTTGCTTCTGGAAAAGGAATTTCTTGTCCAATATAATGTTTAAATATTATATTTTTACAGACTTTAAATAAAGTTTGCTCATAAGTATCTTCTTCTTCAGATTCTGTTCTAACTTTTAATTCTTTTTCGATTGACGGATCATTATAAAAGCTATTAACAATATGAGCATTATATAATGAAATAAAATTTCTAAAATCAATAGAACGAATTCTATCTTCTGGAGAAAATAATATGTAATAAATATAATAAATTAAAATTTCATTACATGGATGTAATACATCAATTACATATCCACTTTGAATAGAACCTTTTAAATAAGATTCTACTTGTGGAATATATGAATAATTTTTATCCTCTATAATTGATTTACACATAGAATATAAAAACATATCATCAGAGCGTTGATAAGACATTTTTGACATTTTTAATGTATTCCTTTCTCTCTTGATTTATTTTATGACTTTTTGCGACAATATCATAACAGTTATATTTTAATGCTACCTCATGGATAGATTTATAATAAACTTTATACATCTCACAAATTGTATCATTAGCTGTAAATAATTCTCTTTCATTTTCAAATTGAGATCCTAAACATCCTTTAGAACAGAAAGATTTTAATTTACAAGCTGCACATTTCATAGTTGAACGATTTGGATTTAAAGTTTTAACTTTAAAAGCTAACATAGGTTTTTCAGCCTGCACCCCAGTAATTTTAGTATGATCTTCATCTGTTATCAATCTACCAAAAACAAAATTTTCATAACTAGTCCTATGACATGGAACTAATGCTAAATCTCCTAATCTCCAAATAGGTCCATTTTGAATAGAACAACTCATACTATGAACTGGACTAGGATAATCCAAAAGATCTGGTTGAATTCCTCCATGTTCAGAAAGAAACTGTTGCGGTCCACCAAACATTCCCAATGTGAAATCTTCAATATCTCCATGATAAATATCTTTAATATTTTTTTCTGCCATATATAATAAGAAGTCATGAAAGCTTTGAAGATTTTTTTCATCCCATTCATAAGGATCTCTTACATATAAGAACATTGGTAAATCTAAAACTTTTTTTCCATCTGGTCTAGTAATATACATATCATATTTTATAATATTGTCAATCCACCAATCATAATTTTCTTTATAATTACGAACAAAATCAGCGGCAACCATAGGATGAAAAGTAAAATCATGTTTTTTAGCAAATTTAAAAATATTATCATAAAATTCATCAGACTTTCCATTACCATGATGATCTGGTCTAGTAAGCTCTTCCAAATTATTTGGCCCATCGATTGAAAAACTTAAATATAATGGACATTTTATTTTTTGTAATTTTTCTAACCAAATTTCAACTCTTTGAGTTTTTTCTTCATCTTTAATAAAAGTTCCATTTGTTGGAACTGAAATCTCTCTATATACATCTGGATAATGAGTTACTTTAAAATCATAAATAATTTGTAAAATGTCCTCCCAAAAGGGAAGCGCAAAAAATTCTCCTGAAAAGATATTAAAAGTGGTGTAATCATATCCTTCATCATATAAATATTGTAATAATAATTTAAAATTTGTCAAAATTAAATCTTTTTTATTATACTGCGGTGGATATAATTCTTTACCATGCTTCATTAAATAACAATATTCACATTTTTGATTACAACTTGAAGAAATAATAAATTCTACCATTGGAGCATTTTTACAATATCGATCTAAAAAACTATTAAATAAAATATTTTGTTCTTCTTGATAAGTTGCCATGTATTATAAAACCTCCTTTACTTTGTATTCTCTTGCCACTCTATCCAGCTCTGAAACAACTATATCCATTGCCCCATTATAAAAAAGTGGAATTTCTAGACAATTTCTAGTTGTCCAAGAGCCATTCATAATATAATTATCTTGTAAGCAAATAGAATTTTCCATAAAGGCAGGAAGTGTTTTTTCTATTTCAGCAATAGATGTATATTTAGGATCGATTAATCCTGCTTTTGCATATTCTCGAACAAATAAAATTAAATCTGTATATAAAATTTGATTTGGAGAAGTTTCAAAAGGAACCATCATATTATGTGCTTGGCGCATTTCTTCTGGGGTATATAACCAATCTTTTGTATTATGCGCTCCGAAATATTTATCTGATAATCCATTTATTGAACCTTGTTTCTGAACATTATTAGCATATTCAACATATTCATCAAATAATCCTCTGTGACACATAGTAAACATTCCTTTTGGAATTGGAACTATATTTCCAGTAAAAGATCCACATCCTCCACCACATTTAGGGTTACGATAACTTTTTCCTGCTTCTTCAAGGCTTCTATCCACTTGTACAGTTCCACAACGTTTACAAGAACTACGAGAGCTTAAACTTGTTAACCCGGTTATCGCAAGAGGAATTAATGTAACATCAGATCTCCAACTTTCACAAGTTTCTTGGATATATTTTTGACTATCTAAAATATTCTGATTAATTTTAGCATATGTATAGCCATCTTCTTTAGTCCATTCTGATGGACTAGCACAATTAAATACACTATTATGATAATTCCATTTTGCATTATTTTCTTTTTGCACTTGATATAATTCAGTGTCAAAAAATGTATACCATTTAATACATTTTTCAGGCGTATCTAGAAAATGCATTGTTTCTTTTGATAAAGTTGGTTTAGTATGAACTGATAATATAATTTTTGAAGTATCATAATCAATATCACATAAATCTCTAAAATTTTTTAAAAATTTTTCAGTTGTACCTTTACCTCTACCGAAATCATTCATTTCTGGATAGCCATCAATGGAAATTTGTAAATCAAAATTAAAATATACATTTCCATTATAATATTTCCCAATTTCTTTTAATAAATGCTCAATTATTTTAGCTTGATTTGGGATTGTAAAATTAGTAGAAGTCATAATTTTATTAAAATTTGGAAATGCATCAAAATAGGCTTTTATATGGTCTGTAAAACGCTCCATATGTAAAAATGGTTCTCCTCCCCAAAGAGTAATTCCGTCTATTGTATTTCGAAGCTCTGGATCATAATCTAAAACTTGTTTAATATATTGATCATTTGCAAAATCTTGCTCAAGATCTTTATCGATCTGAGCAAGTCCACCTGCGGCATCTTTGCAAATATAACAATATCCACAATTTAAATTACACAAAGCTGTTGTAAATAAAGTCATATTAGAAAAATTCATATTAATCTCCTTTTTCTCTTTTTATTTATTTAATTAATTATTTATTTTTACATATCAATACCTTCAACTTTAAAGGAATCGTAAAAAGTAACAAAAAATCCACTAAAATTAGTTGGACAATGCGCTGACTTATTGCTTCCAAAGAAAGTCCCAAAATATGTAGTACAATAACTTCCAAAAGTATAATTTACTGCGGAATGATATGTACTAAAAGTTGTAGTTGCAAAATTACTACAATTTCCAGCAAAATTTGTCGTACAAAAATCTCCATAAGTATAATTAACATTTGTAAAAAATGTAGCATACTTAGGACTACAATAACTACTACAATGAGTTGCAAAAAAAGTATAATTTACACCATTAAAGAAAGTAGCATATCTAGGATTACAATAACTACTACAATGTGCTGCAAAATAAGTATAATTTACACCATTAAAGAAAGTAGCATACTTAGGATTACAATAATTACTACAATGAGTTGCAAAATAAGTATAATTTACACCATTAAAGAAAGTAGCAAAATTTGTTCCAAAGTTAGTTGCATTTTTAGAAGAGTGAAAAGTTGCATTTTTAGAAGAATGATTTGTGTTACAAACTGAAATATGATTCGTATCATCTCTGCGGCAACTACTACTATAACTAAAACAATTCCATACTCCAGAATAATAAGTAGAATTTTTAGATTTAAAAAATGTTCCATGAAAAGTTCCATGAAAAGTAGCATGCTTAGAAGAATGTAATGTATTACAAAAACCACAGAAATTCCCGCAATGAGCTGCAAATGTATAATTCACTCCACCAAAAAATGTATTACAAAAACCGCAATAATTTCCACAATGAGCTGCAAATGTATAATTTACTCCACCAAAAAATGTACTATAATTTCCTGTGCAATAATTTGAACAAAGAGCAGCAAATGTATAATTTACACTATTAAAAAAAGTAGCATAACGTGCATCACAAAAGCTACTACAATGAGTAGCAAAAAATGTTGAATCATGACTACTAAAATAAGTATAATTAACACTAGAGAAAACTGTTGTACATGTTTCTGTAGTGTGACTAGTATTAAAAGCTCCAAAATAAGTCGCGCAGAGAGGAGTATTCTGCCTATAAGATGTGAAATTATTTGAATTATAAGATCGACAAAGGCTCTCCATATACCCAATCGTTTTTTCAATTATAGAAACATTAGTATATGCATTAATAACAACTCCTGCAGTAGCAGATGGCGTTCCAAAAGTTGTAATATTAGCACTATTTAAAAAAGATACTTTATCTTTAGTGTCACTAATTTGACTAAAAACATTAGTAACTCCAGTTGCAGGGGTAATTGAACTCCCCTGCAAACTTGGAACAGTTAATGACGCAACTCCAGCTGTTGAACGCATTGTATTTAATCTATTATAAAAATCTGAAATAGTGGACGCAGTAATTGAATTACCTTTATAAAATACTGTTCTTGTCGCCATTCTGGCTTAGCCCTCTCTTTCTTTTTTAATAAGTAAATACAAAATTTGGATATGGTTCACTGTACTCCTCTGCAGTTGTCATTCTCATCGCAATATTATCTAATCTAGTATATTTACTACTGTTAAAAATAATCCTTCCATCTTCTTCAATCACTTGAATAGATGAAATAGAATCTTTTACAAAATAAGGAACAAATTTTTCTACAATTTCTAGATTATATAAATCTGCACCTACAACTGTTAGTATAAATCTAACCCCTTTTTCTGGTTCATCTGGGGCGATCCTAATATCTTCAGCGAAGTTGCGAATATTAATAATTAATTCTTCATTATTAAGATTTAATATCATATTAAAACCTCCATTGATTTATTTTTATTATATCATAAAATTTAGACAAAGTCAAATCTTTATTTAACTTTAATCCAAATACGACCATTAACTTTTATATTTCCAGTGCCCCAAACTTTATAATCTGGAATTTCAGACACCGTACCAATAATACGATCAGGATATTCTTTAATTTCTTCTCTTGTCATTAAAGAAACTGTTCCATCAGGACCGGAACAAACCGCATCTCCTGGTTTATATTTTTCTTTATCTTCATATGGATAAGCTAAAACTCTTCCCGATACAGCCAAAGGAGTTTTACATCGATTAGTTTCTCCAATAGCAAAACCATAAGTATCAGATATAATATTTGCTCCAGGCTGAAGTCTTTTTGTTGAATATTTAAGAGCTCCATGTCCAGTTTCTATTACACATCTTCCCGCTTCATCTTTAGCTTCAACATATCTAAACTCCGCATAATCATTCCATACTGCTCCATATACTTTACTACCAGTTATTGTTCCACTAGCAGTTATATTAGATGAAGTATTCATAGTTCCATTAAAATAACTTGTACCATTTACATATAATTTATAACTTGGAGTAGTTCCACTTGAAACCAATTTATTAATATAAACACAATTACTCTTTATCTGTAACGCTGGATTATCAGATCGTGCATTACCATCACTATCAAGATACCATTGACTGCCACCTTCAACTCTATTTCCAGTCCAGAAAATAAATGATGTAACAGATTGATTATTTACAAAGTTTAAAGCTTCATTACCACCGGTTCCATAATAAATATATGAATTATATGTACTTCCAGAAGGTCTAAATTCAATAGCTCTTATATTAGATGCATATATGGTTGTATTTGTATAATATGAGTATCCGCTAACTTGTAAAGAAGGGACTATTGTAGTTTGAGTATTTGAAGAAGTTGTAATCAAATATGGCGAACTTAATGAAGTTGTGTTAATACCGATTTGACTACTTGACATATAAATTGAGCCTGCTGCAGATACTGCATTTACTCCACTAAAATAAGCAGCTCGATTTGCAGTTCCACTATTAAGCGTTGAACTTAATGAATAAGAACATTTTGTAATAGTACCAGAACTTAAATACACTGGGGCTGTACTAGATCCAACTGTTGAACTACTTTCTGTTGGAACTCCTGCACTTAAATACCATAACTTTGTCCCACTACCTTTGGTCGATGTATATGCGCTAACTGTGGTTCCTGCAGAATAATAAGCTAATGAATTAACAGCTCCACTATTGACAGTTGCATTTAAACTATAAGTGCAAGCTGTTGGAACTCCTGCATTCCAATAGATTGGATTTGTAGCACTTCCATAAGAATCTGCTGTTCCAACATATAATTTACTCCATCTGTTTCCGCTTACACCAAGACTTTGAGCATTTGTATTTGTTGCTTCAGCTTTTATAGGAACTATATTACCA